GCAGGATTGGACATCAATGAATATGCCAAGAACCTACTGGAACTAAAGAAGCACGGCAGAATAGAGGGTTCAGTCGGTGTGGACGAGGAACTGCTGGAGGGCATCACCAACAAGCCAGAGTTTGCCAAGCCGAAGACCATCAAGGATCTGAAGCGTGAGGAAGAACTAAAAAAGCCGTGGGTATTGTCCAGGTTCGTCAAATCAGCACCTGAGCCTGAAAAGCGGCTGGAACCCGTAATTACTTATGAAATGGATAACCAATATAAAGGAATGACAGAAATACAGCCGGGTGTATGGGTTGGATCATAATCAAATAAGGTTGGGAATATTCAAATGGGTAAATAATGAACCTAAATTAAGTTCATTATAATGGGGTATCAGGATACCGCAAAAAAGGGAAATATCATTGGGGTTAAATCTTGCATTCAGTGAAATTTGCCAAAGTGTTATGTTATAACATTACATAATAAAGTTTATCGGTGAAAAAATGGCAAAGAAAAAGGTAGGCAGACCGCCGCATCAGGCTAATGGCGCTACAAAGAAAGCCGTAGAAATTATGGCTGCTGCTGGCCTATGGAATTACCAAATAGCCAGACAAATGAAGATAGATGAGGATACTTTGGTTAAGTATTACTCCCATGAACTGGAAACGGGATGGGCTACAACAGTAGCCGCCGCTACGAACGTGGTTATTAATGAAATGCTTGCTAATTCAGACAAATCTTTGGATGCGGCTAAGTTTTTTCTTAAAAGCCGGGGTCGTGGCCTGTGGTCGGAAACCAAACAAGTGGAAGTCACTGGCAAGGATGGCGGACCAATCCAGACTGAGTCAATCAACATAGATGCACTAGACTACGACGAGCAGGAGCAGTTGGAGGCTATGCTAACGGCGGTATTGGCGTTACCATCACCAAATGATGAAACCCAAGACGCTGACTTTGTTGAAATAGATGACGACGATGCTTGATAGGCCAGCCAAGAAGAAGCGTATACTCAACCGCGCACAAGCGGAAGCATTGCGTTTCAATCTGAATAAAAAGCGTTTACAGCGTAATTTATACGACTTTGCAGCGGAGGCTTGGTCAGTGATTGATCCTGCTGAGTTCGTTGGTGGTGGCTTTGCTATGCAAGCAGTGTGCGATCATTTGCAGGCTTGCGCTGACGGACACATACGCAATTTGATTATCAACATTCCACCACGCTTTTCTAAATCCACGTTGGTCGGGACTTTGTTTCCGGCTTGGTGTTGGGCGCAAGATGACATATCGCCAACATCTGGCAATGGTGTGCAGTTTCTGTTTGCTTCGTATAGTCAATCGTTATCATTGCAAGATAGTTTGAAATGCAGACGCTTGGTTGAAAGCGAGTGGTATCAATCACGCTGGGGCAACAAGGTACAGTTGCAGGCGGATCAGAATACAAAGAGCCAGTTTGATTTAATATCTGGCGGCAGGCGGCAAACCACGTCGGTCGGCGGTTCAACGACTGGTATGGGCGGCACGTATTTGATAGCGGACGATCCTAATAATAGCCGTGAAGCCAATTCGGAAGCCATTATCTTTAGCACCAATGAATGGTGGGATCAGGCTTGGTCTACCCGTCTAAACGATAGCAAGCGGGGCTGTCGTATTGTGATTCAACAGCGCCTTAATTCGCGGGATATTACTGGGCATATCTTGACGAAGGACGTAGGTTCATGGACGCATTTGATGCTGCCGATGCGGTTTGAGCCAGAACGCCGGATATATACGGTGCTTCAGCCAGCCGCAGCCAATGATGGTGAGAATGATGTGGTGTGGACTGATCCACGGACGGAAGAAGGCGAATTGCTTTGGCCTGAACGGTTTGGCGAGGAAGAAGTCAACCTTTTAGAAAAAGACCTTGGACCTTATGGTGCGGCTGGTCAGTTACAGCAACGACCTGCACCTGCTGGCGGCGGCATTATTAAACGGACGTGGTGGCAACCTTGGTCTGCGCCTGCATTCCCAGACATGGAAATCACGATTGGCTCATTGGACTTGGCTTATACGACCAAGAAGGAGAACGACTTCTCGGCCATGACGTGCTGGGGCATCTGGCGCGATACGGGCGAAACAACGGCTATCGTCAATCGGGATCATCAGGGAACGGTTACAAGTCGCATCCAGAAGTCGGATCAGGGTGCCGATGTGCCAAAGATCATGCTGACCAATGCTTGGAAGGCGCGGCTTGAGTTCCATGAACTGGTGCAGAAGATTGTTGAGACGGCACGGGAAAGCAAGATTGATATTCTCTTGGTTGAAGCGAAAGGCCCAGGCATATCCGTTGCTCAGGAAATCAGGCGACTGGTCGGCATTGAAGAGTTCAGCGTCAGAGAAGTTAATCCAAAAGACTTGGATAAAACTGCTCGTTTGACCGCAGTGCAACATTTGTTTGCTGAAGGATTGGTTTACGCACCAACTAAGTTAGGCGATCCTGATTTGTTTAGAATATGGGCAGACATGGTTGTCACGGAAGTTGAAGAGTTTCCCAAGGGAGTTCATGATGACTTGGTTGACACTGTTTCCCAAGCAATTACATTCATGCGTAAGAACGGGTTGATTACACGCGGTGTTGAACGGACGTTTGAATTGACAGAAAGTCAAAAGTTTGTTGGGAACAACTCAAATCTTCCGTTGTATCCTGTTTGATGGTTGGTTAAGTTGAAATTGTTAAAGGAGAAATAACAAATGGCTATCAAGTATAAAGTAGACAAAAAATTACCAATGCCCACGTTTAGGACGCGCACGTCTTCGCGCTATCCGTTTGGCGAAATGGACGTTGGCGACAGTTTCCATGTGCCATCTATTGACGTTGCATCTGGCAAGTCTTTACGTCAGACAAGTTACGCAGCCAATAGAAAGCATCAAGGAAAAGTATTCCGTGTAGCCGATGCTGATGGCGGCTTTCGGGTATTTAGGGTGAAGTAATATGAAATCAAATTACAAATACTCTTGGATTATCATTACAAAGGAAGGTAAATCGTTTCAAGTTGATGGCGACTTCTGCGTTGCTGATGAGGCAGGTGCAAAGGTCTATGCTGGTAAAATGGGTGAAGGTTATTTGGTTGCCTTCGTTCCATTGGAGCATATTAACAATGTCCAGATCATGAGCCAGATGAGCGGTCATCCAAACGGTTTGGTAGAATTAAAGTAATTCCTCCCCTGTTCCTTATCATGGGGAAAGGTCTTAGGTGCATAAGGTGCTGCTACGCTGGGCGGGGGCGTGGCTTAAGACAATGGGATGCTCCTTAGCGAACCATAGCCCGTCCTAATGCTTAATATCAAACAAAGGAAAAACAAATGTTAGACAAAATTAAATCAGAAACAGTAACCATCTCCGCACCACGTATCACAACGGCAGAGTTCAAGATTGTCGGAACGGCTCCTTTCGTACAAGCACGGTTCTCGGCAAAATCAAAGCAAGCCATGATGTCCAAGATGGAGCAAGGCAGCACAGCCAAGGGCAAACGGGTTCGTGATGCCCGTGACTTTGATCAGGACTGCCGTGATGCAATGCATATTGGTGTTGATGGCAAGTCGGGTGTTCCTGCGGGTGCATTCCGTAATGCCATGATCTCGGCGTGTCGATTGGTCGGCTTCAAAATGACGTTGGCTAAATTGAGCATTTTCGTGGATGCGGATACATTTGATGCGGTGGACGGTGTTCCGTTGGTTCATCTGCATGGGGATTGGGAGCGACTGGATATGCATACCCGTAACGCTACGGGCGTAGTGGATATTCGGGTGCGTCCAATGTGGCGTCACTGGCATATTAATTTGCGGGTCAAGTATGATGCGGATCAATTTACTCTGACGGACGTGTCTAACCTGCTGATGCGTGCTGGTGTGCAAGTCGGGATTGGTGAGGGACGTCCAGATTCTAAATCTTCAACGGGATTGGGCTTTGGCACATTTGAAATTGAAGGGACTAAATAATGATTTTGGAAGCGATCAAGGAAGAACTTGAATCGCTCGTTGTTGACGGCTCGCTCGAACCAGAGCGGGTCGTTGATGCGGCGAGAAATCCCAATTCGTCCATGCATGGGCAGTTTAATTGGGATGATACAGATGCAGCGCATCAGTACCGGATTTCGCAAGCACGGGCTTTGATTAAACGGGTCAAAGTGAATGTGATTCGTGCAGATGATACGGTGGTGCGTGTGTCTTCTTATATACGGTCAGCCAGTGGCGCGGGGTATGAATCTACCCAGCAAGTTGCTGTGAATTACGCTGATCGGGTGACGGTAATGTTGATTACGTTAGCGTCATGTGCAACGATGCTTCGTAATCTGGCTGCGCCTGAAGTTGATGATATTATTGATCAAATTCAGGAACTTAGGCACTATCTTCTGTCCGAAAGGGAAGAAGTGGCATGAGGCAGGCGAGGCGAGGCGAGGTCTGGTCTGGCA